GAAAGCATACAGGATGGAACTGGTTCTCGCACCTTGTCGCTTGGCACCGACTACGAAACGGCAGGCGGGGCCGGTATCACTCTTAGCACCGCAGCTTCAGCGGTCGATGTGATCCCATACTTTGTAAAGGCGTCGGGCAGTATTCAGCTTGGCGCTGTGCAGAAAGCGTTCGCCTAATGCCTGTAGCCTCACAATGGTTTGCGGCCCCCGATACGACTTATCAAATAAGTCAGTCTGCGCGATTCAACGATGATGACTCAGCTTATCTGCATCGAACACCTAGCAGCGCGGGAAATAGAAGGACGTGGACGTGGAGCGGTTGGGTAAAGCGTGGAAATCTTGGATCCAAGTATTTTTTTGGCGCAGTAAATACTGGAACAGATTCGATAGGTTTTGCCAGCACTGGTCTTTTAACGATAGGTTTTAATAACGCGAATGACGGAGTGCTTCAAACGACTAGATTGTTTCGTGATGTTGGTGCTTGGTATCATATTGTTGTTGCCGTCGATACAACTGAGAGTACCGCAACAAATCGAATACGTCTTTACGTCAACGGCGTTGAAGAAACAGATTTCGCCACAGATACAGCGCCCTCATTAAATTACGACACGGGCGTTAACAACACTGTTAGCAACACGGTAGGCTCCCTTTCAGCCCCATCTGGTTATTTTGATGGATACCTCGCAGAGGTACATCTGGTGGACGGCACACAATTAACGGCGGCCAGTTTTGGCGAAACTGACAGCACCACAGGTCAATGGGTTCCAAAAGCTTACACAGGGAGCTACGGAACCAACGGCTTTTACCTAAAGTTTCAAGATAGCTCCGCCCTTGGTGACGACACCTCTGGGAACGGAAATGATTTTACAAGCAGTGGATTGGCAGCGGCTGATCAGATGTCTGACTCGCCCACCAACAATTTCTGGACCCTTAACCCGTTTGACAGCGGAGCAACGCTTTCTGATGGCAACCTGAAAAACGGGGGCGGTAGCTCCACGAATACCCATGCCCCTGCTTTGCCAGAGACAGGCAAGTGGTATTGGGAAGTCGTTTGCACTGACATCAACACCGGAACAACCGGCGCACATTTCTTCGGTATTTGTGACGCGGCGGTTCATCAGGGGCAGAGCTTTTCTGACCACGCAGCAATCAGTGCAGGTCAACAGCGTGGAGGTCAGCTAAAGAAAAACGATTCAAATACTTCTACTGGCACCGCTGTAAATGATGGCAATACCGTTGGGCTTGCGTTTGATGCAGATAATTTGACATTGAAATTGTACGTCGAGGGTTCGCAGAGCGGCAGCACAATCACGGGCCTGACAGCAGGGACTTACAAGCCCTGGATACAGGACGGTGCAACCGTCACCAACATGACGGTCAACTTTGGACAGAGTGCTTTCGATCAGACGGTGCCTGATGGGTATAGTTCGTTATGCACAAATAACCTACCAGACCCAACCATTGCAGACCCTAAAAGATATTTTGGAACACTTCTTTACACTGGTAACGGCACTACAGGCCAAACTGTTACTGGATTAGAAACTAGCTCTGGAACAAGTTGGACGCCTGATTGGGTGTGGATTAAGCCACGTTCTGCTGCATACCACTCGAAACTTTTTGATAGTGTAAGGACACTGGGTCACTCGTTGGAGTCAAGCACGACTGCCGCTCAAGCAGACCTAACCGGAGAATTTATTGGTTTTGCTGATGGCGGTTTTCAAGTTGATGATAATGGCAGTAACAACATTAACCAAAGTGGGGTCACGCATGTCGCATGGTGCTGGGAAGCTAACGGCAGCGGAGGAAGCAACGGCGACGGCAGCATCACCAGTACGGTTTCTGCTGATGCTACTAGCGGGTTTTCAATAATTCGTTGGACTGGCACAGCCGCCAACGGAACTATTGGACATGGCCTTGGCGTACAACCTTCACTTTACATACTGAAAAATACTGCCACGACAAATAGCTGGATTGTAGGATCAACTCTGTATGCAACCACCTCTTACCTTGTATTAAATAGCACTGATGCGCTTGCTACAGGCGATGCCGCTGTTTTTAACAGCACACATCCGACAAGCAGCGTTATAAATCTTGGGAGCAATGTTGGAACAAATGGGTCTTCCGGCGCAAACAATATGATTTGTTATGCGTTTGCAGAAGTAGAAGGCTTCAGCAAAATCGGCAGCTACGTTGGAAATGGATCGTCTACGGCTGCTCCATTTATTTACACAGGCTTCCGTCCCGCCCTCGTCGTAGTGAAAAATATTACGAACTCCGGGGACGCATGGCCCGTCGCTGATAATGCGAGATCACCCTTTAATGTTGCAAACGCGACAGTGTTTTGGAACCAGAACACCGCAGAAACGACTGGATATTCGGTAGACCTCCTTGGTAATGGGTTCCGGCCTTTTTCGTCGGATCATGGAATAAATGAAAGCGGGGCGACGTTCCTATACGCGGCTTGGGCCGAAACCCCTTTCAAAACAGCGAACGCTCGGTAGGAGAAAATTATGTGGAAATACGGCGACATCACCATTCGCGAACATAGCAGCTGGACTGACAATAACGGCATTCAGCACCCGCGGAACTGGCACATCTGGTCAGCGGATGAAAAGGCAGCGGCAGGGCTAACCGAAGTTACGCCTGAGACGCCACCGGACTCGCGCCTCTACACTTGGGGCTACCAAGCTGATGGTGTGAAGATCTTTAAGACGGCTAAAAGTCTGACAGATGTGGGTTTGACTGATGACGATGGAAATGCGGTTAACGATGATGACGGCAATCAAATCATGCAGCCGGGTGTTCGATCGCAGCTAAAGGCAGAGGTCAACACGCAGCAGGGTTCACTGCTTTCGCAAACTGACTGGTACGTGATCCGTAGGGCAGACAAGGGCACCGCAATCCCTGACGCGGTTCAAGATTACAGGGACGCTATCCGCGCTGCGGGTGATGCGATGAAGACAGCAATTGACGACGCGGCCGACACCGCTGCTGTTGCTGCACTTTTTTTAAGCTGGGATGCAGACGGAAATAAGACCGGCATTTTATATGATTGGCCTGAGTTAAGTTAATGCGTTTTTTTAAAGTGCTTTTGACAGCCGCTTTTATAGCGGCATTTTTTTTACCTAGCGCTAAAGCACAAATTCAAATTCCGTGTTTCGACGAAAGCCCAACCACGTTTCTGGAAGGTCGTGGGGAAAAATTAATTGCCCAGGGTATTACTGGGAGTGGGTTTTTAATGTTGATTTACGCAAATCCAGATAACGGTGATTATTCTATCATTTTGATACCGCCTAATGAGCCAATTTTTTGTTTTGGCGGTGCCGGTCACGGTTTTCATTTAATTGAAAAGAAAACCGGCCCTGGCGTTTAACAACCAATGGACGTTGCAACTTTAAAAACTTTAATACCGTTAGCGCTTACGGCGATCGGTGGATTAATTGCGATTGTTCGTTTGCAATCGCGGGCGGCAGAAAACTCAAAGCAGCTGGACATGCTGTTAAAAGATGTAGCGCGCTTGGAATCCGACCAAGTACACACGACCACCTTGTTAGCCAAAATGGAACAAGCCGAGCGTAACGTGACGCAGTTGTGGGCGGCCAACGACGCGATGCTTGCAAAGCTCGAACGTCACCGCGATCGGCTGGACGAGCGATACATTTCACTGAGAGACAAAATTAACGGAGGGGCAAAACATTGATTGGAGCTTTGATACCTGTCCTCGCGCCCATACTCGGCGACGTAGTTAAAAGGGTGCTGCCAGAGGATAAAGACAAGGCAGCTGAGATCGAACGCGAGTTATCAATGCAGTTGATGATGAACTCAGCGACGGTTGAGAAAGCCGCAGCCGATATCATTCTCGCGGAGGCTAAAAGTGAAAGTTGGATTACGTCTAGCTGGCGGCCAATTTTGATGCTTGTCATAACTGCGATCGTCGCCTGGAATTTTTTATTGGCGCCCCTCATCGAATTAGCTGTTGAGCTTTCAACAAACAATCGTATTCCCCTTTCAATCGATTTGCCGAGCGAACTCTGGACGTTATTAACGGTAGGCGTCGGGGGCTACGTGATGGGACGTTCCGGTGAGCGCATCGCTCAAAATCTACGGAAGCCTAAATGAAAATTTACCCAGTAGACGAGATTGCTGATCGATTGAAATTAGAGGAGGGCTGGTGTCCAACAGTCTACAAATGCAGTCAGCAAAAATGGACGTTGGGGTGGGGGCGCAACGTGGATCCAACTGGCCCCGGCATCAGCGAAGATGAAGGCGAGATCCTGCTAAGAAACGACATCGATCGAACGATCAAGGAATTGCGTTCAGTATTTCCGTGGTTTGATGATTTAGATCCAACGCGCACGGCAGTGTTGGTCGAGGTTACTTTTCAAATGGGCCTGACAACGCTTAGAAAATTTAAGCTGATGCTGGCGGCCCTAGAGCGTGGCGACAACGCCGAAGCTGCAAACCAACTACTC